TGCTGATACATACAACTATAAAAAAAGTTCTGACGTAGCCACGTTTCATGGAAATTGGTTGAGTCAGACGGAAAAGACCATACGCGAATATAAAAATATTAAATTTTATAGAGTGATCAATCCGGGGGATTTCATACCAGATCAACTGGGAGTACAACTGCAAAATCTCAAACATATGACCTACGATGAATTCGGTAACAGATTTATAGATTGCGTTAATGTCACCGAAAACCTCCAAAAAACAATCGTTTAACCCTATTTTTTTATCTACGCAGTAAATAAAACACAGCCTAACCATCTTGAAGGAGAATCTATCATGGCAGACAAATCACTGATCGAGCAGATGCTCGAGCGTCTGGTCAACGAAGACCAGGCCAAAGCAGAAGAATTATTCCACGAGTATGTTGTTGCGAAATCTCGTGAGATCTATGAAGAATTAATCGAAAGCGAAATCGCCGAAGAAGACGAAGAAATGGACGAAGCTGCTAAAGATGAAGATGCAGAAGACGACAAAGTTGACGAAGCTTCTGATGAAGACAAAGACGACGAAAAAATGGACGAAGAGTTCGAAGATATCGCTGTTGAAGGCGATGACGAAATGGATCTAAAACCAGGCGATCCTACAGACGATCTAGCCGGTGGCCTGGGGGATGACGAGGAAGGAGAAGAAAGATCTGACGATGAACTTTTCCAAGATTTAGAATCAATAGTCGATGAATTACAGGCCAAATTTGATGCACTTAAAGGTGGCGACGACATGGGCGACGACATGAAAGATGCGATCGATCCAGAATTAGCCACAGTACGTGAATACGTAGAAAAAGTCGGAAACGCTAAAATGGGCGACAACGGTGCTAACACCAAATCTATCGTAGCAGGTAAGAACGACATGGGCGGTACTACTGCTAACATCGTCCGCGGAGACACAGCAAATGATGGTGAAGTTGGGGCCGGTAGAAAAATCAAAGGTTCCGCTCTAACCGATCAGAATCCAAAAGAAGACAATGCTGGCAACATCAATGTTCCGGGCGGTAAAGCAGGTAATGCTTTCAGCAAGAAAGAGCCTGGACATGGCGCCGAAAAGAAAGGTGCTGCTGAACAAGCTGATAACAAGCAAAGCCTTTTCCGTGGTCGTAGGTAATAGGACGCCAAGGTGAAAAACTACCTATCAGAACATCTGAGTTTCGACCAGGCCAAGATTGTATTGGAGAGCGAAGAAGAACAGGGGGGCGGTAAAACGCTTCACCTGAACGGTATCTGTATCCAAGGGGATATCAGAAATCAAAACCAACGTGTTTATTCTTCTCAAGAAATTGGCAAGGCTGTCAAAACGCTCAACGAGCAGATCGCTGGCGGATACTCCGTGCTAGGTGAAGTTGATCACCCGCAGGATTTGAAAATCAATCTAGATCGTGTTAGTCATATGATTACCAAGATGTGGATGGATGGTCCTAACGGCTACGGAAAACTTAAAATCCTCCCCACTCCAATGGGTCAATTGATTCAGACCATGTTAGAGTCGGGAGTCAAGTTAGGCGTATCGAGCAGAGGTTCCGGAGAAGTCGACGGAAGTGGTAATGTTAAAGATTTTGAAATCATTACCGTCGATGTAGTAGCACAACCTTCCGCCCCGGGCGCCTATCCAACACCAGTATATGAAGGCCTCATGAACACCAAAGGAGGCTACCAGGCATTTTTAACAGCAAATGAAGTTCAAGGCGACCCTAAGGCACAGAAATACATAGCAGAGAGCCTGAAACGGATTATTTCAGGACTCAAATAAAAGGAGAATCACATGCTAGATTTCGTAAAACAGTTGTTTGAAAACAATGTGATTTCCGAGGAAATGAAATCGGAGATTGAATCTGCTTGGCAAAGTAGAATTCAAGAAAACCGTGACCAAGTCACTGCTGAACTACGTGAAGAGTTCGCACAAAAATACGAACACGACAAGACTGCAATGGTGGAAGCTGTCGAATCGATGCTGAGTGATCGTCTACAAGCAGAGTTATCTGAACTTGCAGAAGATCGTCAAGGATTGATCGAGGCTAGAGCCAAGTATGCTAAGAAAATGAAAAACGATTCTAAAGCAATGGAATCATTCGTTCTTCAAAATCTTAAGAAGGAACTTGCAGAATTACACGAAGATCGCAAAGCAGTCGCAGATAATGTTGCTAAACTAGAATCTTTCATCGTGGATGCCCTAGCGAAAGAAATCGCAGAATTCCATACCGATAAGAAAGACTTAGCCGAAACTAAGGTACGATTAGTGCGTGAATCAAAGGCTAAGTTTGAACAGATCAAGAAAGAGTTCGTCCAGCGTTCTGCTAAGATCGTCCAAGAAACAGTCGCAAAAGGACTGCGTTCTGAGATGGTACAGTTACGCGAAGACATAGAAGCAGCTCGAAGAAATGACTTTGGTCGCAGGATTTTTGAAAGTTTTGCCAGCGAATATGCTGCAAGCCACTTAAATGAAAAATCTGAGACTGCTAAACTTTTACAGGTCGTAAAAACCAAAGAAGCAGAATTAGAAGAAGCAGCAAAGATTGTTGCAGAAACACAAAAATTAGTCGAAAATCGAGAACAAGAAATCCGTGTTATGAAAGACATGGCTTCTCGCAAAGAAGTAATGAACGAATTGCTAGGCCCCTTAACAGGCGACAAACGATCGGTCATGAAAGAATTGCTTGAATCGGTTCAAACAGAAAAACTACGAGGCGCTTTTGACAAGTACTTACCAGCCGTCATGGATGGAGGTGTACCAGCGAAAAAAGCACTGACAGAAGGCAAAGAAATCACAGGCGATAAACAACAGGCACAACAATTCAGCAGCGAAGAAAAAACTGCTGAGATATTTGACATCCGCAGGCTTGCGGGACTAAAAGTTTAAGGAGAACTATAATGTCACAACTACTCGAGTCACGCTGGTCGGAAACCAAAGAGGCCCTGTTAGAAGGTCTACAAGGTAACAAGCGTACAGTGATGGCAGCTACTCTAGAGAATACCCGCAAGTATCTCGCAGAAAGTGCTACCGCTGGTGCTACATCCGCTGGCAACGTTGCAACCCTAAATCGTGTGATCCTTCCAGTGATCAGACGTGTGATGCCCACGGTCATCGCTAATGAACTAGTTGGCGTTCAGCCAATGACTGGTCCAGTTGGTCAGATCCATACTCTACGTGTTCGCTATTCTGATACATTCAGCGGCGGTGCTGGTGGTTCTACCACGGCCGGTGAAGAAGCACTAAGCCCATTCAAGATCGCTGAGGGCTATTCCGGTGTTTCGCCTGGTAAAGCCGATGCCACAGCAGCAAAAGAAGGCGTCGCTGGTAACAGACTAAGCATCCAGATCTTGAAACAGACAGTCGAAGCCAAGACACGTAAATTGTCTGCTCGTTGGACGTTTGAAGCTGCCCAAGATGCACAAGCCCAACAAGGCATCGACATCGAAGCAGAAATTATGGCTGCTCTAGCACAAGAAATCACTGCTGAAGTTGATCAAGAAGTCCTACGCAGTTTAGCGACTCTAGCAGGATCTCAGAACCAAGTGGCTTATGACCAATTGCAAGTTTCTGGTACTGCTACATTCGTTGGTGATGAGCATGCTGCCCTTGCTGTTGCTATCAATCGTGTTAGCAACGTGATCGCTCAGCGTACACGTCGTGGTGCTGGTAACTGGGCAGTTGTTAGCCCGCTGGCATTGACAATTCTTCAATCTGCTACTACAAGCGCATTTGCTCGTACCACAGAAGGCACATTCGAAGCACCTACAAACACCAAGTTTGTTGGTACATTGAATTCTGCTATGAAGATCTATGTTAACACATATGCAGAGAACGACACAGTTCTAGTTGGTTACAAAGGTTCTAGCGAATCTGATGCAGCAGCATTCTATTGCCCATATATTCCATTGATGAGCAGTGGTGTTGTGCTTGATCCATCAACCTTCGAACCAGTAGTTAGCTTTATGACACGTTACGGATATGTTGAGTTAACAAACACAGCATCATCTCTAGGTAACGCTGCTGACTACCTAGGTACTGTAACTATCGCTAACAGTTCATTCACCTAATCAAAGGTACAAACATATTTTTTATGTTTCAAAAAGCCCCGCAAGGGGCTTTTTGTTTGATGTAAATATCAGTATGGAAATCCATACTGAAAAAGATTTTACAGAACTTAGACAATATATCAACAAATTATCTAAAAGATTTCCTATGTTTCGACACGATGTGGCACAGATAGAAAAAATCACAGAAGAGCATATTAAAAATCACAGCATAGCCTTAGTATATTATAGGCAGACACGCCGTAAGATTTATCTAGAAAACGCTCAAACAGAAATAGATGGAATAAACAGAGTCTTGTCTATAGTAGGAAAGTTGGAACTGATGGCTATGCTGAGCCAAGGATAAATAAAGTATCTAGAATGATTTATGCGGTAACCCACCGCGTAGACCTAGAACGTCAATCATTAAGGAGAAAACAAATGGGACGTCCATTAAGAAAAGATAGATTTGGTACTGATGTAATCGGTACCCCAGTAAGCAACACAGGTGTCACCGTGTCATTCCACGATGGTACCTCGTTAAGAACAGACGGTATCATTATTAAACAGCGTGGCTCAAGAAGTTTTTTAGTAGCTAGAGTCGGTACACCAACGACAAGATTCACCTGTGTATTAAAAAATGGTGCACCTAGCGCAGCAGGAGAAATGCAGTTAACTGGTTCTACAGCAGGTTTGTTAGATCAAAATCTAGTGAACTGTCGTAAAATCACCAAACGTGTTTTCACAGATTTCAGCGGTAACCGCTATAGATGGTATTTAGAATCTGATTCATCTGCAGATTATATCGTTCTAACATTAATCTAATAGGTAGACACAATGGGCCAGTTCATCCAAATCAACGGCGACTATAACATCAAAACCGCAGAAGGCGGTAAGATAAAGTTTGACACTGGCCCAGGTATCGGAGAAGTGCGTATCACTGGTGACCTAGTGGTCGAAGGTGATACGCTGACAGTATCTGCAGAAAATCTACAGGTACAAGATAATATCATCACACTTAATTTTGGAGAAACCGGAGCAGGAGTCACAGAAGGCGCCAGTGGTCTTGAAGTAGATCGAGGTACATTAGATGATGCCTATCTACTGTGGCAAGAATCCGACGATACTTGGAATTTTAAA